TGAAACTCTCGAAGTGGCGCTCAACCCCCAAACGACGTCATCTTTGAGATCCATTACGTTGAGCGTTCCTTTTTGTTTTTTGCCCAGGACATCGGCACTACCCCCAACGGATCGCATAAACCTACCGTCGTCAAACTTAGGAATTTGAAAATTCTCGCCGCTTCCGCCGTATGTATATCCGATAACGGCAAATAGCTCGGCGTATTCGCTCTTTTTTAGGCTTCGCCCATCACAAGCCAAAAAGCCCGCAGGCGTAGCGCTTTGACTGCTCCAAAGCAAATAAGAGCCTATTTTTACGCCGTCGGTTATGTCGGATTTGAGGGCAAATTTATCATCGCTCTCTTGCTTGGTATAGGCGTCTATCTTGCTGGTAAGCTTTAGAAATGTTTTTTCAGCCCAATCCCTCGTAGCCAAAACTATGCTATTATCGACTTTAAGCTCAATATTAGAAACGTTACCGACCAAAATCCTAATCTTAAACACAACGTCGCTTCCCGCACCCTGATTTAGAGCCGGTTTGTAGCTGAGCGGAACGTGGCCTACCGCAAACATCTCCCCGCTTTGCGTAAATATCGCAAATTTCCTTATATTAAATCCTCCGACGTTAGAGGGTATTACGCCCTCTACGTTGAGGATAGATGCGTTTTGCGGGTCTTGGGTTAGGGAGTTAATCGCGAATTCATGCTTAGTATTCTCAAGCTCAGTGGCCGCCTCGCCAGGGGCGATCTCGCTATCGCTTACGGCTATCTTACTGAGCTTAACGGGCGTTTTATTAGCAACGGCATTTATTAATAAATTCGCTCCCGTTGCCGTTAAAAGGCTAAAGTATTCTTGCATCTATATCTCCTAAATTTATAATATTTTCGGTTTTTAAAGCGCACGCAAAATAAGCGCTTTGGCTCGTCTCAATATCTCGCGGCGTAAGAGGATCTACGCAAATAGTAGCCCCGGCACTCAAAGAAACAGCCGCATAAACGTTCGCGCTTGACGTAAGTTTGATAACCGAGCCATCATATACGCTCCTAACGTTCTTATAAACCTCTATCATTTCGGTAGTCTTTTTTAAGCTTGCCTCGCTTATGCCTTTTTTGCTGGCTTCCAAAATTAACTTAAAGTGGTAAGGCTCGCCGCCGTATTCATGCCACTCCTTGGTCTCGCATTCGGAATAAAATGCTTTTAGCGCCTTGTTAAGAGAGTAAAAAGTGCCCTCGTTAAAATAGGTTTTTATCGGCTCTTTTAAAAGTTCCTTAGTCTCCTCCAAGCTTGAGCTTTTAGGCTCAACGTCAAACATAAACGCCAAAAAAGCCCGATTAAAATCGTTTTGTGAGTAAAAAAACCTATCGTCAAATTTCAGCCATTCGCCATACTTATCGCTCATTACCTCATCGACGCGAAACAAAACATCCGAATACGCGCGCAAATCAAGCATTGCTAGCCTTTAAGATTTTTAAACTATTCAAGATTAATATTTCATCCCGTCCAATTTTTGGGATTTGGCTTTTTATCTCGACTGCTTTTGTATTCTGATCAAATGCTACCTCTATAATTTGGCTAAAATGCGGGGTTTCGCCTATTCCCAGCTTTGAAAAAAACTCGGTTATTTTTGCGGTAGCACTTGCCAAAATCTCGCTAAACATAAAATCTTGACGAGGAGATATTTCGATCGTCAAATCTAAATTTACGCGCGACGCGGCCTTTATGCGCACATCATCGGTCAGAGGCGTTTTGCCGAGCAAGGCCTCTTTTATTTTGGTCTCGGCTATAGAGTTTTCAAATTTAGAAAAATATACTATCTGCACAACGCCGGGGCTTAATTGGTAAACGTTTGCTTTCGTTATACCCTCTACGCTCAGCACGTAAAAAAGGTAGCTCTTTTGGCTTCCTGCCGTGCTAAAACGATGCATTGCGAGTAAAAATCTATTTCTTAGCTCGTCATCGCTCTCGCGCGCCTTAAACCCGCTAAAAGGGGTTTTTTGCGTTATTTCCTTGACGTAAATATTAGGGATTTCAAGGATTGTAGTTTCGTAGTTTTCCTTAAAGTATTCGCTTGCTTCTACTTTTACGGTTGCTTTATCGGATATACTCACGTCTTGCAGTAAAAACGAGAAGTGTCCTTTTCCATCCGTAAATTTTGACCCCTTAGCTAAAAACGTCGGAGAATTAACTACGATTTCAAGCTCAGCGATAGGCTTTACTTCCTCGTTTCGCTTAATGCCTATAAGTTTAACTAGCTCGTCGAGATATTCGCCGGTGCTAAAATTTAGATAGTTATTTGCCACTTTTACGTTAATAAGCTCAAAGAAGTTATTTAACCGATATAAAAATATGTCAATCAACGTCATGTAGTCGTCGCCGACTAGCGGAGTATAATCAAGCTTGCCGCTTTTGCGTCTGAATTCCTCGATTATGCTTGCGCGCTCTTTTTCTATATCTAGGGGCTTGATAAATTGCGGCACTCTTAGGGGTTTCATAAGGTTAGTCTCACTTCATTTTCGTTGAATTCGCCCTTTATCGTGTAGTCTATTCTAACGTCTAAAGCATTATTAGCTCGCGGAGTAAGCTCTATTTTGAGGTTTTCTACTCGCGGCTCGAAGGTTAAAATTTGAGACTTTAGATCGCGCTTGAGCGCCAAAAGCTCGCTTAGCGTCATTTGCTTATCAATGTATCTATCTATCCCAAACGTCGGGCGCAGGGTTTTTGTTAGTTTTGAGGTTTTGCAAATACGCCTAATACTTTCAAGTTCGCTTATTTGATACATCTTCCATCCTAGAAAACGAGGCGGCGAAAAGGACAAAACGCCGCCCTACGGCTTTAACGAGGACATAATATAAAAATATCGTTTTCTTTTATACAAGGGGTTTTTGTAGTTTTGGCGCAGTTAAATTTGCGATATGAGGTTTATATCTCAGTCTCTTACGTATCCGTTATTGGTGTGATCGGTTAGATTTCCGCGAGCGTCGCTTACGCTACCGCCAAAGCTCGCATCGCCTCCGGCCGTTATAGATCCGGTTATTTTTACGTTTCCGTTTATTTCAAAATTTCCGCTATCCCCGCCGTCTCCTGAGGTGGTTATAGCGCCTTGTATAAGCGTATTTCCTAAAAGCTTTATATCCGGACTTTTTACGGTCGTATTTTTTGCGGTAACATTCACGTTTTTAGCAGTTAGATTTACGTTGTCGCAGGTTATATTTATCTGCTTTGGGGATAGAATTTCAAGAGTAGAGCTTGACGTGTCATAGCTGATTATCGTTCCGTCTTCGTATTGCGTTATCTCTTTAGTTTGAGAGCTCCCATCGGGCTCGCGGCATCCCTGATTAAAGATCGCGCCCACGGCGTATTTGATCCCGCCGTCTCTTAGCTGATGGACAATCGCCTGCTCCCCTACTCGCGGCGGCGAAAACGTGCGTTTAAATGAGTTTGCATTTTGGACGTAGGGGATGAGCTTTGTTTTCGTGCCTAGGTATTCGACCCTTACCAGGCTTTTATTTTCGCTCACTTCGCAGATCGTGCCGATAAATTGCATTTAAACGCTCCAAAGCTGCGTATGGTAAACGAAACTTAGCCTAAGCTCGGTCATAACGTAGTCTTTGTCCAAAACCTCGATATTTGAGCGATTTACGGCGTTAAGCTCCATAAAATTAAATTTGCCTTCAAAACTCTTTAGCCTATCTAGCACTTTTAATAGCAGCTCGTCATTTTTGCTATACGACGAAGCGATCAAATTTATACTCACGCTTAGCTCATGTTTGATCCGCTCAAAGCTTACTGCCTCCACCGCGTCATCGGTGTCTTTTATGATGATTAACGGTAGATTGTCTTTGTCGAATACGTAAATTTCAAAAACCTCAACGTTAAAATTTAAGCTCTCTAAATGCTTTTTTAGCGCGCTTATTATCTGAGCTCGGACATTTTCAGGCTCGCCGGGCTGCTGGGTATTTGAGCTTGCGTCTGCAACTTCTATTTTCGTTGCTTCTTCTATATATTGTTTCTTTGACATCAAATCTCTCTCAAAAATAGTCTTTTTAGCACTTGACTTTCGAGCACGCTTTTTGTGATCTCGTATCTAGTGCCTAGTATCTCGATCTCGTCTTTTAGCCTTAGATTTTTCGCATCTTCAAGGGTGATAAGGGCGGTTATTTCCGTGCCTACCGCCCCGTTTTCGTAAATCACCTTAGAGTTTGCGTTAAAATGGCATTTGATGAGCTTATCCGTCCTTATGCATCTCAAATTTATACTAAAATTTTGATTTAAGATACCCTTGACGTCATTTCTCACCATGTCTAGATTAATCATTTATATTGCCGTTTTCGTCAAAACCTTTGGCATTGGCGTCCTCGTCGTCCTCGGGCGGTTTTTTATCGTCTTTCTTGGCCTCTTTGCTTTTATCGGATGCCGCTTTCTTATTCTCTTTAGCATCGTTTTTTGCGTCTTTATTGCTTGGCGCTACATCGTTTTTGCCCTCATAGGGTGCGATCGCTCCGATGGTTTGCATGCGTGCGATAAAATTTCTATCCGTTCCATCCGGTAGCTCGATGATGTCACCCTCCTCGCAAAAATCAACGCCGATTAACGTGGCATATAAAACTATATATTTGCTCATTTTTTTTACCTTTCTTTTTTACTTCGTAGGCGAGCCGAGCCCGCCTTTACGCTAAAATTTAAACAGATGTTTTTGAGATAGCAAAGCTCTTCTCGCGCGCTAGCTTGGCGTCGATGTCGTAAAATGCTTGAAGCAATACGTTTCCGCCCTCTTGCATTAGCGGCAGGATTTCAAGCGGTCCAAATGCTCCGATCCAAATATCCTCAAAGTTTCCAAAGATCACGTCGCCGGCTTTTAGGTTGTTGTTTTTGTAGTAGGCGTATCCTTGAAGGTCATTGTCTCCGACGTCGATTAGCATGCGCTCGTTACTATTGCCACGCTTGGTGCTTCGTAGCTTGCTGATGTCCGTTCCGTTGATGAAAAACTTAGAGTGCTCGGTATCAAGTCCTGCTGCGTCTAGCTTATCGCCAAAGGCCAAGGTAAGCTCCAAAGTAGGCGCGGTCATGTATCCGGTGACGGTCGGCACTCCGCTTGTAGCAAATAGCCCTTTTACGACTCCGTTGCCGTAAAGCAGCGTTTGCTCTATCTTTTTGCGGATCGCGTCTTTTAGTTTCCTAAATGCAAAACTCTCAAGCTCAAACGCGTTCATGTTTAGCATCGTTCTAGTGATGACGATATTTGCGTTTAGAGTGTGAGGACTTAGCGAGATGTTGTCAAACGTCATCTTGTCGGCGTCGCGTCTTTTGCCTTCCTCTACGAAGTCCGCGGTAATGCTAGACGTATCGCGCGGGATAGTCAAATTTGCGCTTAGATTCGGTAGCCACGTGCAAAAATTTAGCAGTTTGCTGTCTTGCTTTAGCTGCTCGATGAGTAAATCTCCGCGGTATTCTCTATTTACGGCGTCGGCTGCCGTCGTCGTGCTTGTTACTCCGTCGGCGAAATTTGCTATAAACTCGTCCGGCAATGCAAAACGCCCGATCTCTTTACCTCGATACTCCATTTCACGCGACAAATCGACGTTTCTATCTACGGCGGATTTGATGACGTTTGCGAGGCTAAAGCACGCGCTATTATCTCTTTTTGAGAGGATATTTACGGTTTTTATCTCGCTTTTAGCGTTTAGTTCGGCCATTTCTTTGCTGAATTCGGCGTAACTCTTACCTGCGCTTATCGCAGCGAGCGCCTCTTTTTCGCGGCCTAAAATATGGGCCAGCTCGATAATGTTTGCTCTAGTCTCTTCGCTTGATCTTACTTGCTCGTTTAGCTTAGCAAGCTCGCCAGCACTTGGCGTTGCGGCTAGTTTTGCGCCCTCTTGCGGCGCTGCTTGTTCGTTCATTGGCATTTTCTCTCCTTTTGGTTGATTAAATTTTGATATTTTTGCGTTAGGATCAGCTCCTTGCCAAACGGCTGAGAGCTCGATAATCTCGCCCTCGTAAATTTGGTAATGCTCCACCCCTTCTATTTTGTCCATTTCTTTTATTTTGTAGTTTCCAAATCCAACGCTCACGCTATCGCTAAGCCCGGCTTTATATTTCGCGTAAGCTTCTTTTGAGCTAGCCACCTCATCGCTAAATTTAACCTTGGCCTTAAAATCTCCGTTTTCAAATTTAGTATCGATTATCGCGCCGATTGCATTTGCAAACGTCGGATCATGATCTAAATAAAGCGTTTTGGCGTTAAATTTAACCCCGCTAGTATCCACGCTTAGATAATATTCGTCGCCCCAAAAACTAACTCTTTTATGTAGATTGTTTTTCGAGAGCGCGATAAAGCTAATAGTTTTTGCTTCGTCGTCAAACGCCGCATCTTTGCCTAAATTTACGCTAAAATTGCGTGCGTCTTTTAAAATATTCTCATTCACGGCCGCTATTTCCTTTCTTGATTTTTTCTATTTCTTGCAGTTTTTGCACGATTTGCTTCTCCTTTTCCAGCTCGTCGAGGTAGGTGTCGTATTCGATCCCTTTTTCCCTCAAAACTTCAATGCGCGTTTTAAACCCGCACTCGATCGCCTTGGCGTTGGCGCTCACTTCCTTATTTGGATCGATATACTCCCATCCTTGCGGCTTAAAGCTAAAATGATCTAAAATTTCGCCGTATTCTTTGGGTGATATTCTGTTCATCAAAAGCTCTATTTTTAGCCACTCTTTAAAAATGGCATTGTGCATTTTGCGACGGAGGAAATTTTGCACGCGTTTAAAGCCCCTTCGCTCGCTCGTCGTGCCTTGACGGATCGAGCTATAATTTACCTCGCGCAAATCACCCGTAAGCGTCGCGTAGCTGATGCCTAGCGATCGCGCCACTTCTTGGTTGGTGCTTTTTAGAAAAAACTCGATATTGGTCGGATTGTGCGGTTCGACAAATTTAGGCTCGATGCCCGCGTCCAAATACCTCATCGTGCCCGTTTCTACGTTTTCGGGCAGGTCTATTTTGGCGCTTTCGTTCGTTAGCTCGCCCGTGTCTTCGTCAAATTCCGGAGCGATGCCGCCGATCGCGCCCTCGTCTTTTTGCGTGTAAAATCCCGTCATTTCGCTAGCAAGGCGCGCACGGTTTAGCTCGGCTTTTTTAAATTTATCTTTTTGGTGTATGTCAAAAATCGCCGTGGCTAGCTTTGAGTTGCCGCGCGTTTGTTCGGCGATCATCGGTTTTCTTATGTGGATTATATCTTTTGCTTCTATGCCGAGGCGCTCATTATGATCTCTTTTTACAAAATACCGCACCGGAGTAAGGCTAAATTTGCTCTGTTTTTCTATACCATAAAATATAAATTTGCTCTCGTCGGTGTAGTCGCTATCGATGCTCTCGGCGCTTATTAGCTCCATTTTGAGCGTATCGCCGCGCACGAGCCTAATAAACGCCTCGCCATCCCTATAAAGCGCATTTAGCGTTAGCTCTTCGTAGTCCTCAAAATCATAAACGCCGTAAATACAGCAATCCTCCTGCCATCTCCAAAACGCATTTTGGATTTTGGTATTTAGTTCTTTGCTTTTAGTTGCGATGTCGAGGATAAAGCCCTGCTCGCCCAAAACCTCGCTATCTATCATGTCAAAAAAGCCACTAGCAAGGCTTACGGCGGTGCTTATGCTACGTGCTTGATGGCGCAAAATTTTATTAGCGCGATCGGGCTCGATATTTCTAACTAGCCGGCTAAGCTCGCCTTGGTTGATCTCGGGGGCTTCGATGCTCGGGTATCTAAACATCTGCACTTTGACCTGCGGCTTAAAAAAGCCGCTTTTGCCTTTGGGTTGCTTTTTAGAGAAAAGGTTAAAAAATTTCATCAATATTTACCACTAAAAACGTATTTAACGTTTGTTTTGCTTGCCCTCATATCTTTTATTAAAAGCGACTTTATGCGCCTTAACTCGTCTATTAGCTCAAGAGGCGAGCGCTTTACTATTCTGACGTTGTCGATTTCGTATTCTTTGATTTCGACGCCGTTGCTTAAATTTAATATGACCGCGTCGATTGCTTCGTTTATTTTTACGATTTTCTCTCTCGGTTTTATGGCGTGCTCCTTGTTGGTTGCAAAGCCGAGCCGAGATGTGGCAGGGCGTTTGCATAAGTGCCATATTATCAAAACGTCTTTTTTGGTTTATACAAGGGATTTTTAGTGAGACTTTAACGCATTAGGCGTATTGCTTGTAAATTTTAGATTCTTTGAGCTCTTTTAGTGTTTCTTCTATTTCGTAGTTTAGCGCGCTTTGCGTTTCATCGCTCAAATTTACGCGCATTTTTATTTTATTGGGGAGATTATAAAGCCTATTTGATAGCGTCGATGCTATGTCGCTGAGATCTTTTTCAAGCTTGAAAATAGGCACTACTTCGCCCTTTTTCTCGGCCAAGATCAGCTTTTTTATCTCAGCATCGGCAAATTCCTTCTGCGCTCTAGCTTCGGTTAGTCCGTAGGTGCTCGTAGCGTTTGCTATTTTATACTCGATATAGCTTTGGACGCACTCTTTTAGATCCCATTTATTGCGCCCAATCTTGGTTATCACTCCTTCGTTTTCTAGGTCTTGGATACGTCGCTGAGTAAGAGATAAAATATCGCTTAGCTCTTTAGTCGTCACGTCCATTTTAACTCCTTAGCGCATGGTGGCGACGTAAACGTCGTTAGCATGCATCTTCCGATTTTGTAAAAAGCGATAATTCGCTTTCGCATTTTGCTTTTAATGCGCGTTTTTGCTCGGCGATGCTTTGGATGTGGTGCTTTAGCTTGAGGTTGCCCTTGGCAAAATTCTCTATGATGAGATCTATCATGTCGCTTTTTTTCATCTCGTAAGCTTCGCAAAGTAGCTCAAAAGTGGATGCGTTGTCAATGCTGATCGTAAAATCATATCGCGTTTTTTTGATTTTTAGATTGTCATGGATTTTTATCATCTCTTGCCCTTTAACGCCAAATTTAGCATTTTTGCGCCGGCATAAGCTAAAAGCGTAATGTCTAGCGCCTCGTTTCGATCCCTAGTTTTTATCCATCGCAGTTTTAAATATCCGTTTTTGTCTTTGGTTTTTTCTATTTTTTCAGACGTAAGCTGTTTAAAAAACTCCTCTTTATAGCTCTCGCTAAAGTGAAAATAGCCTGGTCCCGCCTCATCGATACGTAGCAATCGGTAGAGCTCGTTTTTGCCCGCATACGTTCCGATCGGCATAAATTTAACGCCCCTTTGGATGATTTTTATCTTGCTTAAAAACGCCGCTTTGCCGCTTTGCTCGCTTAGGCCTTTTGTGGCAATGAAGTTTTTATTTAAACTAACTAGGCGATAAACTCGCTCGGTATTAAAACCGCTATCGATTAGAGCAAGCGAGATAACAAGACTTCTGCCGTCTTCTTTTTTAAATTTCTTACAAAGATATTTATACGTATCCGCCCAAACTTTATCCTGGTCGGTATTGCCCCAAATTTGAACGTGCTCGATACAATACGCCTCCAGCCCTCTACCCCAGCCGATGAAGTTTATCTCGGTCCGGTTGTCTTGAATATCTACGCCGGCCGTGATAAATTTAACCTCAGCCGGTAGGTTTTGATCATTGTAGTCCTCAATTCTGTTTAGGAACTCGTTTTCGTCAATCTTGATCGCCGGCGGCTCGAAGCTCTCGCATTTGATGGTATTGATAAAGGTTTGAAGCTTAAGGTGATTGTCTTTTGAACGATACCAATCCTTGACGACGTCCTCCATCGTGTAAAAAGGGCTATAAAGCGCATTAAGGAAAAATCCTGCGACGTCCGAGCGCGGATTACCTGCGATCCACTCGCCGCCCTTTACCGCCTCGTTTTTTTGCTGCTCAGTTAAAAGTGCGCCGCATTCGCAGCACTGATAACGTGCGCTCTCAAAGATCGGCTCATCGTTCTCATCTTTATCCCACGCCAAAAACTCAAACTTCATCGTTTGAGCAAAACCGCACTCCGGGCATTTGATATAAAATTTGCGCTGATCGCTGAGCTCGTATTCGCCTTCTATCGTTGAGCTGCCCTTGACCGTCGGCGTCGAGCTTATGATAATTTTGCGGTCAAAAAACGTTTTTGTGCGCTTTTCGGCTAGCTCGATACTATCGCCCTCTTTAGTAGGCTCGCATCGGTCGGCCTCATCCACTAGCAAAATCTTAATCGGCTTACTTGCGAGTTTACTCGGGCTGTTTGATCCTACTAGCGCAAGGTTACCGCCTTTAAAATTTTTGATCAGGATCGTATTGTTTGCCTCGTTTGAGTTTATGAGCTCGTCTAAAACCCTGCAATCTCGAAACATCGGAGCTAAACGGCGTTTTGAATAGTCCTCGGCGTCCGTATCGTTTGGGAGTAAAAATAAAATGGTGCTAGGCTCTTGATGAATAAAATAACCGATAGCGTTATTAATCGTTTCGCTTTTCCCTACTTGCGATCCCCAAAGCAGAACTATTTTGCGGCGCTTAGGATTTGAAATTTCATTCATCGGCTCAACTTGATACGAAAATGCTTTAAATCTTCCGTAGTTGCTTGAGCTCTCACGACTTAGAATTCTAAACTTCTCAGCCCACTGCGTTAAATTTAGCCTCGGCTTGATAAAAATCGCATTTGCGAAAATATCTATAATTTTACCCATTACGTTTTTGATTTTATGATTTTATAAAAGTTGGTTTGTAGTCAGTGGCTCTGTTGATGTCTTTATTTTAGCATTTTTTAGATAAAAATTCAAATTAAAAGCCCCTAAAATACGGCTTTTGATAATATTTTTATATTTTTTTATATAAAAATTATACTTTTTAAGTTTTCATCTCTTTTTTTGTTTAAATTTATTAATAAAAAGCCCTTAAAAACGAAAACGAACCCCCTTAAGTTTTATTATATCTCTCAACTTTTCGCGGTGAGCCACCGCAGTTTAAAATATTCGTCCGGAAGAACCTAAATTTATTTGAGCTTATTTGCACCGCTATTAAGAGAGGCTTGCGCGTTTCGCTTTTTGGATAGTCTGCACGCTAGCGCTTTACGATAAACCGCTCAACCATCGCCCACTCCGTCGCTACTGGCGATTTTCCGCATCCTTATAGTTAAGCGGACTTTAAGCGAGTAGATACCCCGCGAGTTAAGCGGACTTTAAGCGAGTGTATATCGGGAATTTATCGGAAATTAAGCTACCCCACACGCTGCCCCGTGTATAAATTTAGCTGCCCGATTTGCTACACTCCTCCACAAAAAAGGCAATAAATGTTAATCGTCATTGATCGTTATATTTTTGAAGTAAAGCACAATATTTTAAGCATATCAAAATCCACTAGCATAAACTTTGACAAGCAAAACACCATCACAAAACCCGTTTATACACACCTGGGCGGATATGAGGACGAGATCAGCTTTGAGGCCGTGATCTTGCTTGACGATATAGTTGAGTTTATCGGCTTTGAGGATCTCATTAAACTTGGTAGACCGCTTGATATATCGACTTTTGATCTTGCAGTTGATAGGCAAATTTTTATAACCAAACTGACCCAAAGCGTCGCCAACTTTGCAAAAACTATACTAAACGGCGTAACGTATTACACAAAAAAACTGCAAATCTCAGGGTATTTGATAGAGAGACCGAACGAGGCGCAATGAGTAGCAAAAACAATAAAGAGCTCGATAGACTGCGCAAAGACGTCCAAAATGCACTAAATAGGACGCTAACCAAAGTTAAAAAAGAGCAGTCGAATTTTATTATAAATCATCTCGCGCTTACCAAAAAGAGGATTAACTTTTTTACAACGCCAAAGCGCGCGCGCCCGGATGATATGAGCATTCGCCTTTTTACCACCAAGAAATATATCACCCCCGCCATGCTACCGCGTAAAGTCACGGATAGCGGCGTATCAGTTACTATAAGCAAGCATAAAAGCGTATTTTTAAGAGGCTTTGCGCAGCAAACGCCTAGGCGCGGCGACGGCAAAATTTTAATAAGCTCCAAAAATCTAAACGCCGGCGCTTTTAGCGTTTCGCGTCACCTGCTAAAATCAAGTTATATGACATCCGGCGAGCGTAGGCTCTCACGACCTAGAGAGGCTTTTATCGCAAAACGGCTAAAAGATGATCTGTCTGAATTTGCGTTAAGAGACGTGGATGCCTTACTTGAAAAAGCCCAAGAAATCTTTAATCAGGAGTTATCAAAATGAAATACCTTGCCAAAGACGGCGACACGCTAGACATGATCTGCTATAAACACTATAAGAGCTTAAACGATAGCGTTTATTCACAATTTTTAAGAGCTAACGAGCATCTTTTGGGCAAAGAAAAACTATCGGGCGGCGATGTCGTAAATTTGCCTGATATAGAAGTCAAGGCAGCAGTAAAGGTTGCGTATCTATGGGATTAACGTCAAAATACCTCTCGCCGAAGGTGCAGATTTTTTATAACGGCGTAGATAAAACCTCAGCGATGGATTGGATCAGTATTAGCATAACCGACAACGAGGGCAAAGAAACCGATAAATTGACCGTTACGCTAGGATATGGCAGCCCCGAGCCACGCTTTAAAGATAGTATTGATATTTACGTCGATGGCTTCTTTTTGGGACATTTTACAATCGCCACCATCAAAACAAAATACAAAAGAAGCTACGATATAGAGGCGATAGCGGCCGATTTTATGAGCTCGCTAAAGGATCGCAAAAGTAGATCGCACGTTAAGCTAAGTTATAGGCAAATTATCGAAAATATCGCCAAAGAGCATGGGCTAAATGTTAAGATTGATTTTGAGCGCTCAAACGAAGTCGTCGAGCTAGAGCAGCACGATATGAGCGATGTGGCGTTTTGTGAGAAGATAGCAAATGACCTAGATTTAACCTTTAGCATCAAAAACAAAACGATGATTTTTATCGATAGGGATAAAGTAACTGATCGCGTAGAGTATGATCTTAGCGAGGATGATTATTTAGAGCTAAATTTCGAGCAAACCGAAGTAACAAATTATGCCTCATGCGAGGTTAGATGGCGCGATACTAAGGCCGGGCGCGATAGAGTGACGGTAGCCGGTAGCGGAACGCCGGTGCTAAAAAGGCAAATTTTCTCGGCCGATAGTGAAGCAGAGGCGCTAAAAATCGCCCAAAGCTATCTACAAAATAAACAAAACAGCTCATTTAAGGGCAATGTGAGATGTATGGGCGTGCCGTTTTTCGCCGGCGGATATTTAAATTTGCAAATTAACGGCGAAACAAAACGAGCCATCATCAAAAAAATCACCCACACTATAAATAAATCATGGATTAGCGATATTGAATTCTTTTAAATTTAACGGTTTTTGTTACGGTTTGATACACTACTTTTTACAAAAAAAGCAATAATATTTTTTACGGAGTTAAAACGGAGTAAAGAAAAACTTAAGAATATAAATGCCTATTTTAGGTAATCGTATGCTTAATTTTTAATCCTTTCAGGGTAACCAAGACCTATAGAAAAATGCTTCAAAACAACGTATTCCGGCCAATCCTAAAAAGCGCTACCTTCACTTACTGAGCTGTCATAACAAAAAACTCACTAAATTCGCTCACTATATTAGCTCATAAAACCTTTTTCGTCGTTTTTCGTCGTTTTTTTAAAACCTCGATAGCGAATCAGTATAATTATTGTAAAGCGATAAAGGAAAAACAATGAAACGCATTAAACTACGAATGACTACGCCGTTCAAACGCAACCCCGACGCTGCAATACGCGAATACGAATTGCCCGCGGGGAAAAAATCGACTCGCCAAATCCTCGACAAAGAGCTATCCCTATGCCTTGTAACCACGGCAAACTCACAAAGCGACGCACGAAAAGAATTTTATGTGATGGGCGACGGCACGCTGAAACACCGAATCGGAAACTATAGGGAAATGAGCTACGAAGAGGCGCGCCAAGCGGCGATAAGATACCTAAACAGCGCGGAAAACATAAACACGAAAACAGTAAAAACCCCAAAAATCCCTACGCTCCGCGGGGTCTGGAACATAGTAATAAAGGAAAACCAAGACGGGTGGCGGCCTAATACGGTTTCTAAATACCAAAAAACATTCAATGCACGCTTTAAAAAATACGCCGATTGGCCGATTACGAAAATAAATACTCAAATAATTACGAAAATAGCCGACGACCTACGCGACAACGGCCAAAGACGCGCGAGCTTGAATGACCTGTTTAAAATTTTGCCGCTTATCGAGCTTGTAGCCAAAATTAATAAATATATAACAGAGCCGTTATACGAGCCAGGATTAAAACGCCGCTATCGAAATTTTAAAGCCAAGAATCCAGACGGATACGGAGCAATCAATGAAGAGGACAATCTACTAATACTAATTAAATACGTAAATTCATACAAAGAAGGAAGCACAAAAAATGCCCTAAAACTCGCGCTATGCACGGGATTAAGACCGGGCAACGCGCGCCTTTTGAGGCGAGAAAATATATGCTATGACAACAAAAAGAGCGTATATTACCTGCACTTCACGCCGAATGATATGAAAGTGGCCGAAAACGGGCATCAACACATCGGTATTCCGCACGTTCTGGCTCAATGGGCGCTAAGTCTATTGCCGGCCGAAGCGGCCAAAGACGCGCTACTTTTCCCCTCACCTATAAAAGACGAAGAAGGGAAAGAACAGCCGTTAAGCAATATGGCGATGGCTAAGGCATTAAAAGCAAAAGTATTAACAGATAACGGAATTACGATAGTCGCGCACAGTTTCCGAAAAATAGTGTCGAGTTTTGCCAACGACAGCACGCACGAAACCGCCTTCGATACTTATGCGGTAGAGCGCGTTTTAACCCATCAGGTTAAGGGTGTGGCGGGCAGATATAACAAAGCCAAAAATATCCAAAATACGCTACAAGTCACGGAATGGTGGGTAAATTATTTGATTGAGTTGGGATTAAAATTATGAAGGTTTTTAAGGGCGGGGTTGGCGAACCACGCATTATAGTTCGCTCCCCTAAGAAAAAACAATGTAATTTTACCCAAAATATGCTTAATTTTCGCTTGTTTTTTGAGGCTACGACGCCTAATAATGGGAGCGTAGCCCAATGAGCGCCCCATACTTTGAAATAGAGCAAAAAATCATCGAAAAAGAGGGCGGCCGAAACGTAATCTATAAAAAGTTTTCGGTCGCTCCAATCCTCGCGCAATACGGCCTAACCACGCTCGGCGTGTGTTTGACCGCTGAAAATACGCGCCTAAAAAAGATACTACCGTACGGCACGCGATTAACGAACAAAATCATCGCCGAACACCTAGCCCGTAGCGTGAAAGAGCTCGCCGACTTCCTTGCGGACATCGGCGTATTTTCCGTAATCAGCTGGGTATATGAGCGGCACGAGAACGGCTGGCCGCACATTCACTGCCTCGTTTTCATTCCCGCCCAAAAGCAAAATTATGTCGCCGAGAAAATCCGCGAACAGTTATCCGACTGCGCGGGCGCGGTAATCCTCTACCCGCGCGCCGCCTATTTGCTGAAGGAAATCTCCGAAGCCAAAGAGGAAGAAAAAGAGGTAAATTTCAACGTATTATCGCGCAAATCGACATTTTCGCAAGATACAAAAAAACGCTACAAGTGCGACAAAATAGCCAACGTCCAAGAGAAAAAGCAGATAAGATTTTGCGAAAACAGAATCGCAAAAAATAGCTATCAAGCCACCACGAAAGCAATTAAAGACCTCATAGGCAAGATTGACGGCTACTATAAAACGCATAGCCGCAAAAAATCAAGAAAGCACGCAGTCTCAAACCAAGAAATCGTAGTTAGTGACTTCGTGTTTTATCCGACCTCAGAGGCCGAACGCGAGGCGGTAGAGCGCGCAAGCCGAAGAAAAGGCCGCAAAAAAGAGGATAGAAAGGTTAAAAACTACGAGATTAGCGACATCGACGAGAACGGGCAAATCGAGCTCATTAAGCACGAGGTAGCCAAAAAACAACCCCTCGAAGCGCACTTGACCGCCGCGAACGGGGAAAAATACCATATCCAAGACAAACGAATCAGCATAACCACAGGCGAGGTTATCGAGCTGCGCCGCAAATGCCGAAAATTAAAAAGCAAACGGGCTTTAAAGGCCTTTGTAGTCGCCTACAAAACTATAAAAATCAAGCAAGAGCAACGGCCGAAAACCAGATTAGAGGAGCTAGAGGCGAGGAAAGCGACGCTAGAGGCGGACTACGCGCTAGATGTAGAGCTAGGTTTGGAGTATTACATAAGACGTTACGGGGGCGAGATAGGCCGCGACGAACGGGTGCGAGAGGAGCACGAACAAAGTATACTATATAAAATGCGGGAGCAAATGCTAATCGATGAGTCAAATATGAAACGCGCAATTAGGCTTGATTTGCCGTTTTGGTCGCCGATTGAGGCTAATCCAAACGGCGAAATTTACTACTATGAAAAAATGTTTGCCCCCGCAAAAGACCGCCCGGGCGTGTTCCTAACTTTACCGGATTGGCTTTTAGACCCGCAGCGTCGAAGCATTATCGAGCTTGACGCGCTAATCGACTTTGAGCGCCGCAGAGCAGCAAACTACGGCGCAAAAATTTAAAAAAAAGGAGGCCTAAAAATCAAAAAAATTTAGCCCCTTACGGGGCGCAAATAGCCCATTTACGGGCACGTCGTCGAAGCCATCAAACGCAAAAAGTCTCAAACTATTTCAAATCGTAGGCTAAAAACCTATAATTATAGTAAACAAATAAAAAATTTAAGGAGACCTAAAAATGTCAAACGACGAAGCCAGAAAAACTTTAGCAAAATTGCTAAACGAAGACAAAACGCTAGTAGGCAAAATTAAACTAGCCCAAAGCGAGGCGATAAAGGCGCAAAAAAAGCTAGAGGAGCTCAAACAAAAACGAGCCGAAATCGACGCGAAGCTTCAATTATTATCTGACGCGACTTCGCAGCTATCAAACACGCCGCAGCAAACCCCCGAAAATACGCAATCTTATCATTTTTCTTGACCCTTGTGGGCAAGAAAAATCTCACGCGGAAAGGCTTGCCCTTTCCTTAGTGAGTACTCACTAAGGTTAGCTGAAGCTAACCCGTTCGCCGTTTTTCCGCCCGCAAGGGACGAAAAAACGTATAAAAAATAGCCAAAAAGGAGAATAAAATGAACGCTGAAAAAATAACAACTAATACCCCGAAGGCATATATTCATTTTGAGCGAGCTACGCAAGTCGCCTTTTTCCACAATTCTAGGGAAGCTTTTTTGCCGCAAACTTCATACGAAGAGTTACGCTCAAAAAATATATGCGACCGCACCGCCGCAGAAGCCCGCGCACTTTTCCAGAAATTAGACGCGGAGGCCGACGCCGCATTTTACGAAAAATCGGGGCGGAGAACGAATATGAAAGAGGGGAACAAAATTTGGGAATATGTTTGCCTCTTAAAGGAAGAAAACACGTGGGAAGACGTAGAAAGATTAATGCGCCGAGTAGAGCAAGAAACTGGGTATACGACACTTCAGGCCTCGCTCCACGAGGACGAAGGGCACGTGGACGAGAATGGAATATTCAGAAAAAACCGCCACATTCAGGTCGACGTATTTACGAGGAGTTTAGAGGACGGGCGAAGCCTGAGTCTCGAAAATTACGGCCGCAAAGACCTAATGAAGCGTCTCCAAAAAATCGTGTCGGAAGAGTTAGGGCTCGAAGAAGGCGAGCCAAAAGAGCTAACCAAGCGCAAGCATATACCTCACCGAAAATACCGGGCGATGAAAGAAGCCGAAAAACAAGCCGCCAAAGACAAAGAATGGGAGCAAAAGCTCGAAAAAAACAACGCCGAATGGCAAGAAAAATTAGCCCAAAACAACAAAGAATGGGAACAAAAAAAGGCGGCGTGGGAAGCCAAACAAGCCGAACGCGAGGCGCGGCAAGCCGAATGGGAGAAAAAACTCCCTGAAATTATGGCGCGAAAAGAACAATATTCTAAATTTGTCATCGACAAAATCGACTGGGAGGCCGCAAAAACGGGAAAAAAGTTAGCCTACGAAATGGAAATGCTGGGCTTAAACTTCGCGGACATAAACAACCCGCAGGGAAACATACTTATCGAGGCGCAGAAATCGGCAATCCGCAACGTTTTTAAAATGCTCGGCGTTACCGCGCAGTTGGCCGTTTTCCTCTTAAACAAGACGTTGGCGAACGACGAAAAAATAAAATCTGACGCAAAGATATACAACGTCGAATCAACTTTGCTTCGCGCCGTGGATTTTATTGCCAATAGCGACACCGCAAACGGCGAGGAGCTTAAAAAGCTGATACAAAGGACGTTTAGGACAATCCCCGAGGACAAACGCCGCGAACTTTTTGAGTACGCGATAGAAAACGCCCCTACGGAGGAGCTAAGAAACGATATAAAGGCATTGGTAGAAGGCCGTTTCGACGACATTGTGAAGAGCGCAACCGCACAACGCCGTATCGAAAACCGCGACCTACGCCAAGCCCTGCGTGAATATTCAGAGGAAATCAAGCGCATTCGCGACGAGCTAAAGGCGATGGACGAGGAAAACCGCATACTCGTAGCCGCCGAACGCGCCCTACTCCGCGAAAAAGGCGCAGGTCGCGAACAATACGCCGACCAAGAGGCCGAGAACCGCAAAAGGCTAGAAGAGTTAAAAACACTCAAAGACGAACAAAAGGCGCTAAAAAAGGCTATCGACGAGCAAAAGCAGCCCGAGCAAAAAGACGCGCAAACAATACGCGAGCTAAACGAGAAAATCGCCGAATTAACGAGCAAAATCGCGGAAATAACGGCCGAAAACGCCAAAAAACAAAAGGAGCTAAAGGCTGAAAAAGAGGAAGCCGAGAAAGACAAAATCAAGCTAAAAGACAAAATCGAAGAGCTAGAAGCGGAAAAAATAATCCCGCAAGATATATTCGACGAAATAAACAGAGTCCACTACGGAATCGAACCCGAGACGTTGCACGATATGGCTATAGACGAGCGAGATGCTGCCCTAGACGAACGCGACGAAGCCCTAAAACGCGTTAAGGAGCTCGAAAACGAGCTTAAACAACAGCAAAAACCCGAGAAGCAGCGCGAAGAGCCTAAACCCGAACCCGAGCCTAAACCCGAAGAGCAAAAACCTCTCAAGCGTAGCGACGGTAGCGAGCAAAGCGAAGCTAAACCCGAACCCGAGCTGATAAAAAAAGACGACAATCTAGGCATATTTGGATACGAGCGCTATGTCCCCGAACCCCGCCGCCACAGATTTGACGAATACGAGCCGCGCAAACGCGAGGACGACCGCCCGAGATATGTCGAGCCTGAACCGCGCGAAGAGCCTATTTTCCGCGACCCGTGGACGGAAATAGAAGAGGCAATGGAAAAATGGAAAAAAGCGGACAGCGAGGTCGAGAAAAATTTACTCAAAAATAACATACTACAAAATATCGAAAAATACGAAAAAAGTGGCGTGCCGCCGCACAGACAATTAACGCTAGACGCCTATGTCCAAACCCTACGCCCGAACCTCGCCGCCGACGCCGAAGCCCTGCGACAAATGCGCGAGTTAGAAATGGAACGCAAACGCCAAGCCGCCGAGCTGGAAAAGAAATACGAAGACGTCAAAAAAAGCGTCAAGCAAGAGGCGGACGCGAGGCAAACCAACCTTAAAAAGAAACGGAACGACGAGCTGGAAATGGGGCGATAA